TCGATCAGCTCAGTCAGGTCGTCGCCCGTCTTCCCCGTGATCGCGAACAGGAAGCCGCGCAGCGACTCCTCGATGTCGAAGCCGAGCGACTCCGGTCTGCGGTCTATGTTCGGGAACCCAGCCATGAGGGGGTGAGGGTGGGTTGGCGGGGCGGAAGGGCTGTGGTCCCTCCCGCCCCGCACGTCTTATTGACCTACGCGCAGTAGACGTACACCACACCCGACAGAGCCGCGCCGGACGACTGGATGATCGTCCATGCGTTCGTGCCTGTCGGGTTGCCTGCCGCGTTGCTTCTGAACGACGCCGTCACCGACCCCTGGATGTTGAAGCCACCAGAGATCGCCTGCTTGCCGACGGGACACGTCACGGTGAACTGCTTCTCACCCGACGCCGTCCCCCCGACGACCGTCTCGAGCGCACCGACATCTCCGGTGTCGCCCTTCGGGCCAGCGGGGCCAGCGGGGCCAGCGGGACCGGCTACGCCAGGAGATCCAGCAGCACCTGCTGCACCCGTGTCACCCTTCGCTCCGGCCGCTCCGGCTGGGCCGGCGGGGCCGACAGGTCGGGCGGGGCCAGCCACGCCAGCAGCGCCTGCCGCGCCGGCGTCCCCCTTGGCACCCGCAGGTCCGACGGGACCGGGCGAGCCAGTAGCTCCTGTATCACCCTTCGGTCCGACCGGGCCAGCAACGCCTGGACTGCCGACGGCCCCTGCCGCGCCGGTGTCGCCCTTAGCTCCGGCGGGTCCGACTGGGCCTGGAGCGCCAACCTCTCCCTTCGCTCCCTGCGCGCCCGTCTCGCCTTGAGCGCCTCTCGCTCCTGTATCACCCTTGGCACCCTGAGCCCCCGTCTGGCCGACTGCGCCAGCGGCCCCAGTTTGACCGATAGCACCCTGGACACCCGCTGCACCCGCAGAGCCGTTCGCCCCCTTCTCGCCGGCCGGCCCCTGCGGACCGCGCGGCCCCGAGACTGCCAGACCTGGACGGCGGTTCTCCCACGGGCGGCACGGCTCGTTCTTCGCGACCGACCTCACCACTCCCGCCCTCAGGATCGCGAGTGCCTTGTCGACGTCCGACCTCTTCACCGCTGCCGCGAGTACACCCCCGGCTCCGAGCGGACGGAGCTCCTTCTTGCCGATGCAGAACGGCCCCGCGAGACGACGGCCCTGGTCGGCCTGCTTCGCCGTCGCTGCCGGGATCGATCCGACGATGATCAGCGCACCCACCGCCGCGAGTAGTGCGTACCACTTCTTCATGCTCCCCTCCTGGGATTGGATTGGGGCAAGGGTACTCGGTCAGCCGGAGAATCCGACGGTCTTCGCGGTCGGCTTCGGCACGACGCCGTTCGCGGACCCGTCCGCCCCGGCCGGCGCGACCGGGGGTGGCGGCTCCTCGAACTTGTCGCCGCCGGCGACCGGGGCGAGGTTCTCCGCGGCCCTTGCTTCGTTGCGGGTCAGCACCTTCGACCGGATCGCGATCTCGTACGTCTCGAACCTGCTCTTCGTGTCGCCGCGCATCAGGTCTGCCGTCAGGAACTCCGGGTACATCTTCGAGGAGGGCGGGAAGAGGGCGTCGTCGCGCTTGAGGCTGTTCTGGATCCTGCCCCACCACTTCCGTCCCGTCCAGCGGACGAACTCGGTGCCTGCCACCTCGGTGTTCGCGTACGTCATGTTGCCGGAGTCCATCCCCCAGCGGTGCGGCGGCACGAGCCCGAACATCTGCGCGACGCGGGTGTCGGACATCTGGGCCTGCTCGAGCCACTGCGCGTCGCGCAAAGGCATCCCGAGCATCTCGATCTTCATGTCCTCCTCGAACACCCAGATCCCGTTCGCCTCCTTGACGCCCCGCTTCCGGTTCATCTGCTTCCGGAGCCGCTTCTGCGCCGGGTCGGTCATCTCGCCCGGATGCATCAGCGCCGCACCCATGAAGGTGCCGTTGCCCCAGAACGTCCCCGAGAACTCGTCCTGGGCCAGCATGTTGCCGAGCTGCTGCCGGTGCATCTGGACGACGGAGTAGCCGATCAGCCCGTCGTAGCCCAACCCGCGGATCTGGAGGATGTCCGTCTCGTAGAACTTGCGGGGGCCACCGTCGACCGTGAAGAACCTGACGGCCCGACGGCCCACCTGCTCGCGGCCGACCGACATCCGGTCTGGCGCGATCGGCCACAGCATCTGCACGACCCCGAACTCGTCGCGGTCCTTGATCAGGAACGAGTTGCCCCACACGAGCAGATGGTGGGCGACGAGCTCCCACAGCTCGTCCGCGGCCATCTCGTCGTTCGGCTCGTCGTGCAGCATCTTCCACTGCCGCGTCGCTTTCGCCTCGGAGCGGTCCTCGCGGTACACCTTCAGCGGCACCCCGCCGACCGCCGACGCGACAAGCTGCGACGCCGACAGCACCGGCACGAGCGTCAACGCGGTCTGCCCCGACACCTGCTTCCCCGACGTCGTCGTGAAGCCGCCGCCGAGCGACTCGAGCAGCCACGGCGACGGAGACGACAGCGTGTCGGCGCGCTCCTCGACGGGGCCGCGCATCATCCGGTCGATGATGTTCACGACGCACCACCAGTCGTGTTCGCCGCGGCCTGGGACGAGCTACCCGCCTTCGCGTAGAGAAGGATCACGGCCACGACCTCGCTTCCACCAACGATCAGCCCCGCCGCAGGGTGAACGATCCACGCGCCGGCCGCGATCATCAGCAGCCCAGCGCAGAACAGGACGACCATCAGGACGTCACGGATCACGGCATCACGCATCTACTACGTCTATCGGCATCTCACAACTCATCCTCGTCGTCGTCCTCGTCGCCGCCGAAGCTGAACTCGAGCAGACCACGCTTCTCGTAGACCGACGGCTTCGACCCTGCCACCGCCGCGCGCCAGTGCGCGACCGCGCCGGCGACGAGCGCGTCGATCTTGCGGCTGTTCTTCGACTTCCGCACCCGCCAGCCGCGGTCGGTCATCTCCGCGACGGCAGCGCAGCAGTGCGACGTCAGCGACTTCTGGTTCGGATGGTGGCGCAGTGTCGCGTTCGCGACGGCGTTCTTGATCGTCTTCCACGCTTCCGCCATCAGCGAAGACTGCTGCGCGACCGGGGCGACGGTGAACCCCTTGTCCTTCAACTCGTACGCCGACCTCGAGAACAGCGCCGGGTCGTAGGCGATCTCGCGGACCCGGTAGCGCTTCGCCAGGTGGTCGGTGATGAACTCCTCCACGTCGCGCGGGTCGATCTCGCCGCCCTCGACGTACACGTCGGCGACGACGTCGGGGCGCGCGGCCCACACCTTCGCCTCGAGGACGATCTCGCCGTCGCCTCGAGGCCACGCCCACGCGACGGCGGCGCAGTCGTCCGACAGCGACATGTCGATCCCGACGTAGATGTCGGAGCCGGCCGGGATCTCCACCTTCTCGTTCCCGTCCTCCCACTGCACCGGGTCGATGAAGCGCTCCGCGCCGGAACTCCACACACACCCGTGAAGCTGAAGCACCTCGGCGTCCGACAGCGCCGGCGACTCGGCCTGCTCGCGCAGATAGTCGACCGTGATCCACGACGCCGGGTTCGCCAGCTTCAACGCCTCGACGTCGTGCCGATCGGACGTCGGCGCGGAATAGTTGTAGATCAGCGTCCGCGCCGCGTGGTTCCGCGAGATCGTCAGACCGGGCTCGCGCTCAACCTCGCCCCTGCCCTCGTTCATGTTCAGCATCTGCCCCAGGATCGAGTCGTCCCGCTCGAGCGCGTCGCCGGCGGTCGAGATGAACAGGTTCTGAGTCGACTGGCGCGCGCCGCCGCCCGACGCGAACGCACCCCACGCGCGCCGCAACGTCGGAGTCGTCCAGGCGTGGAGCTCGTCCGTCGCGACCGTCGAAGGGTTGTAGCCGTGGGCGCGGTTCGGGTCCGACGCCATCCGGATGATCTTCCCGAGGCCGTCGTTGCGGACCATCTCGCCGATGTACTCGCGCCTGTGCACCAGCGCGTCCAGCTCCGGGTTCCGCTTCGTGTACGACACCGTCGCGTCGAACAGGCGGCCGGCCTGCTTATCCGACGACGCCGCCATCAGCACCTCCGGCGCGAGCCGCGCCTGCTCGAGGAGCTGGTACAGGCAGTAGGCGGCGATCATCGCCGTCTTCCCATTCTTCCGACTGACGACCAGACCCGCGATCCGCCAGTACGGCGTCCCATCCGGGTTCGTCGCGAGCGCCTCCGAGAAGAACCGGTCCTGCCACGGCTCCAACACCAGCGGCTCCCCCTGCCACTGGTCGACCGTCTGGATCAGCTTCGTCGCGCACCACCACGAGAAGTCCGCAGCCTGAGTCCCCGCCGCATAGTCGGGAACGAAGACCGCCGGCGCGGCAACGCTCACTTGACGCGCGTCAACAGACCGGGCCGACCACGATCAGGAGCCGACTCCGTCCCCACCGGACGACCACGACCACGCTTCCCATCGACCTCGGCCAGAGCCTTCCCCATCCGCGCCGCATGAGCCTCGGCCTGCCGGATCTCGAGCAGCAACGGATGGATCACCAGCGTGTTCCCCGTCGACCCGCCGAGCTGCGTCATCGGCGACCCCTCCGACTCCCACACATCCCGCAAAGCCTGCTCCCGCGCAAGCGACTCGGTGTACCTGAGCTCCGCGTCAGACCTGAGCGATTCGCTGTCCATCATGCCTCCTGGGGGAAAGTGCCTCGAACGACCGGCGATCGGCGCGACTCGAAGCATACGGCCTCGAACGGGCGATTCTCACCGCGGCCGGCCCCGGGAGGACGTCGATAATCCGTCCGCGCCGTGG